AGATCTACATCAAGATCCGCCCGCTCAACTGCCCGAAAGACCTGACGGCCAACATCGCCCTCGACCTTTCCAACGACGATCTGGAGTAAGCCCCTATGGCAGCACGTATTGGCGGCAAGAACTTCGACGTGAACCTGGGCGACCTGCAGGTACACGTCGACAACTGCACGCTCGACATCACGGACAACACCGCCGTGGCACAGAGCGGAGGCGTGCCCAACGGGCACGTCGACGGCGATGTCTCCGCCAGTGGCGAGATGGAATTCGACACCAGCAACTTCAACCTGCTGATCGAGGCCGCCCGATCGGCAGGCAGCTTTCGCAAGATGGAAACCTTCGACGTGGTGTTTTTCGCCGCCGCCGGCGATGAGGAGCTGCGCGTCGAGGCCTTCGGCTGCAAATTGAAGGTGTCCAGCCTGTTAGCGGTCGACCCCAAGGGCGGCGAGAAGTCCAAGCACAAGGTGCCGTTCGACGTCACCAGCCCGGACTTCATCCGCATCAACGGCGTGCCGTACCTGGACGCTACCGAGATCGAGGGCCTGCGCTGATGGTGTGCCCGTTCGACCGTGCCCAGGCGCTGGAGCAACGCCAGCGTGACCAGGCGATCGCGGCCCAGCTCGCCCAGGTGCGCCCGATCGGGCCAAGCCGGACCCACTGCCTGGACTGCGAAAACCCGATTCCCGAGAAGCGCCGTGCCCTGGGCGGAAAAGTCCGCTGCACGCCCTGCGAGTCTCTTTCCGAGCAAGGACAACGCCGATGAGCCTCACCACCTGGCCGCACTTCGCCGCGGCTGAACTGCGCTGCAAATGCGGCAAATGCAACAGCACCGGCGCCGAGATGGATCCGGCGTTCATGGCCGAGCTGGTAACCCTGCGTCAGCAATTTGGCCGACCGATGGCGCTGAGCAGCGCCTACCGCTGCCCCAAGCACCCGGTGGAAGTGAACAAACCCGCACCAGGTGAACACTGCACCGGCCTGGCCGTTGACGTGCGCTGCCGTGGCGAAGACGCCGTGCAGATCCTGCGCCTGGCGATGAACCTGAAGTTCACCCGCTTCGGCATCAGCCAGCGCGGCAGCTCGCGTTTTCTTCACCTGGGCATGGCACCGGCCGGTGGCCGATTCCCCAGCCCTGCGATCTGGAGCTACTGAATGCGCCTGAATCACACCCATGCCCTGATTGCCTTGGGCGCTGTCTTGTTCGGCAGTCAGCTGGAAAACATCGCCATAGCGCTTGATGAGTCGTATGGCGAGGAGGTTGCGACCATTGTCGGGGCGTACTGCCAAGCCCCCGAACGCCTGCGTATCTCACTTCGCGAGGTGATCGACGTGAGCGCGGCACCGAACAAAATCCGCGTGGAGTGCGCCGCCGATGCCCTTTAAAAGCTCCCTGGTCGTGAAGGCGGTAATGGGCACCAAGCAATGGCAGTTGGTGCGGCCGCTGATGTACCTGACCACCGGCAATCAGTGGGTGACGGTGCCGCAGTGCTACCGCACCGATCTAGCCAGCGTACCCCGCCCGGTCTGGTGGCTGATCCCGCGTGACGATGAATGCGCTCGCCGGCCTTCCGTGGTGCATGACTTCATTTACACCCACGCCACCGACCGGTTCACCAAGGCCGAAGCCGACCAGGTGTTTTACGACGCCCTGCTCGAGGAGGGCATGCCCAAGCCTTTGGCCTGGCTGATGTACACCGCCGTCCGGATTGGCGGCCGTGGCAACTGGAGCGCATGAAATGGAGCTTTCATCCATGACCGTGAGCGTACTGCTGATGATCACCGAGCTGGTTCTGACCGGTGTCGCGGGCTTTCAGGTGTACCTCTTTAAACAGATCAGCGCGGCCCGCCGTGAACACCTCGAGTTTCGCATCGAGGTCGCTGAGCGATACGTCCGGGCCGAGCACATCGATAAGGCCATGGAAAAGCTGGAAGACCGGCTGGAACAGCGGCTGCAGCACCTTTTTAACCAACCACCACAACGGAAAAGATCATGAGCGAATCACGCGATATCACCCTGGAAGTCGGCGACAAAGAATTCACTTTCACCCTGACGCCCCAGGACGTGACCAAGTACTTCAACAGCCTGACCCAGAACAACAAGGTCGCCCCCGCCAACAACCTGCTGGTCAACACCATCAAGCAGGAGGAGCGCGCCACCTTGAAAACACTGTTGGGCAACCCGGTGATGGTGATGCAGCTCGCCGGCGCACTGGTCGAGGAGTACGGCCCGGACGTTGAAGTCATCGTAAAAAAGCCCTCGAGCACGCTGAGCGCCTGAAAGAGGACGGGCTAGGCCAACTGTTGGCCCTGTCCGGTCGCTGGTTCCCTGGTGAAGCGCCCACACCCGAGGTGATGGGCACTGCCAAGTGGCTGGAGGACGAATATTGGCACCGCATGGGGATCGCCGTTGCCAACGGCATCGCCCAGGCACTGAACGGATAAACACGCATGGCTGACCGCGCTGCCCGCCTGGCTTTCATTTTGAGTCTGACCGACAAGGTCACCGCGCCCCTGGGCAAGGTGAAAATGGGTTTTTCCGACCTTGCCGAGAAGAGCGAAAAGAACATCAAGACGATGGGCATGGGGCTGGGCGGCATGATCGGTGCCGGTGCGGCCATCACCGAATCGCTGGCCCCTGCTCTGGAGATGAACCGCGCCCTGGGCGAGGTCCGATCGCTGGGCGTGGCCGAAGACGCGCTGAACGCACTGAATCGCAAATCCCTGGAGTTCTCCGTGGCCTACGGCGAAAACGCCCGGGATTTTGTCGCGTCGGCGTACAGCATCGAAGGCGCGATCAAGGGGCTCACCGGTGACCAGTTGGCCACGTTCACCAATACCAGCAACCTGCTGGCCAAGGCGACCAAGGGCGATGCGGAAACCATGGGCGCCTACGTGGGCACCATGTACAACCTGTTCAAGGGTCAGGCAGACGCCATGGGCAAAGCCGAGTGGGTTGAAAAACTCGGTGGCCAGACGGCGCTGGCGGTGAAGCTGTTCCGCACCGACGGCGCCCAGCTCAAGGACGCGTTCAAGGAAGTCGGCTCGATCGCCACCACCTTTGGCGTCGACCTGGCCGAGCAGTTCGCAGTGATCGGCTCGCTCAGCAGCACCATGGAAGGCGGGGACGCCGGCGGGATCTACAAGGCGTTCTTCGAAAACATCGGCGCCGCCTCGGAAAAGCTGGGGATGAAATTCACCGGTCAGAACGGCAAGTTGCTGCCGATGATGGACATCCTCAGCAAGCTCGAGGGCAAGTTCGGTGACCTGAACAGTGCTGATGCCGGCGCGAAATTGATCGAGGCCTTCGGCGGTGAAGGTGCCCGCGTCATCACTGCGTTGACCAAGGACACCGATCGTCTGCGCAACGGCATGGATCAACTGGGCAAGGTTCGCGGGCTGGAGAATGCCGAGAACATGGCCAAGGCCATGGTCGACCCGTGGCAGCAGTTCGGAGCTGCCGTCGAGGCGCTGCGCGTGGTGTTTGGCCAGGTGCTGATCCCGATCCTGACACCGCTTATGAATAAGCTGGTGGCGATCGGAGCGACGCTGACCCGCTGGACGAACTTGTTCCCGAACATCGCCCGGGTAATCGGCATCGTCACGCTGACCGTCTTCGGGATCATCTTCGCGATGTCCGCGCTGACCATGGTGATCGGCATCAGCCGCATGACCTGGCTCGGGCTGGTGACGGTCTGGAAAGTGGTGCAGCTGCTGAACCTGCGCACCATCGCCGGCTTCGTGCTGCAGAAACTTGCCATCCTGGCTTACCTGTCCATCTTGACGCTGTTCGGTGCGGCCATGCTGGTCGTTCGCGGCGTCATGCTGGCGTGGCAGGCCGCGATTTGGCTGGTCAACTTTGCCCTGACTGCCAACCCGATCGGCGTCGTGGTGATGGGGATTGCCGCGCTGGTCGCACTGGTCGCCGTCGCCATTTACTACTGGGATGAATGGACTGGCGCCCTGATGAACAGCGAGGCGTTCAAGTGGGTCAGCGAACAATTCAAGGTGCTGTCCGACTGGTTCGGCTCCATGGGCGGCTGGTCGAGCATGGCCAAGGGCGCGTGGGACAGCATCGTCGGTGTCTTCTACAAGGCGATCAACAGCCTGATCGAAATGATCAACAGCATCCCCGGCGTGAACATCGAGGCGCGGTTCGGCGGTGTTCCGGAAGTACCAGGTGCTGACGCGGCCGTAAACGCGGCGAGCTCCGCCAGCGTCGCGCAAACCACTCAGCAATCCATCAACTCGGCCATTCCGAGCCTGTCTCCGTCGCGTGCCTCGTCCGTGCCTCCGGGCGGATTGCTGAGCAGCATCCAAAACACCACCAGCAGCCAGAACAAGGGCACCCATGTGGAGAACCTGACCATTCAGAACAACAAGCCGATGACCCCGCTGGAGATGGAAAACATGGTGAGCATGGCGGTCGGCGGATGAGCGAATACATCGATTTGCTAATCGTCGACAACGACCTGGTACTCGATCCTTCGCGGCAACCGGTGCTCATCGATGACCGGGCCAGCATTGCCCAGGACATCGCCCACATGATCCGCGACAGCGGCCTGCTGGTGACCCTGATCGCCGAGCGCAACAGCCTGAAACAGCGCGACTGCATTCAGCGGCTGGAGCTGCTGGTGGAGGCCGACGAACGTCTGGTACCGGGAACGGCGCTGATTACCCAGCTGCAACCTGGGCAGTACTTGGTGACGGCCAAAACCCTGAAATTCGGCACGATCGAGGTGGCGTTGTGAGCGACGTAGATTTCAAGCAGGCGTTAACCGACGCCGGCATTCCGACCACGGAAGAAGGCCTGCGTCAGGCGTGGGAAGCCGAGGTCATTGCCCAGGGCAGCAAGCTCAGCAACACCAGCACCTGGTCACCGTTCTGGCGGGTGGTCACCGCCCTGGTGACCAAGCCGGTGATGTGGATCCTCGATTTCTTCATCGCCACGGTGTTGCCGAACTTCTTCGTCAAAACCGCCGTCGATGCCTGGCTCGACATGCTGGCCTGGGGCGTCAACGTCGAGCGCAAGGGCGCGACCAAGGCCAAAGGCTTTTTACTGTTTACCCGTGTCGCCGCCGGCGGCGCCCTCGAGGTCGCGAAGGGCACAGTCGTGCAGTCGGCCGCGATCAATGGCCATATTTACCAACTGGTGACCACGGCGGTCGGCACCTTCACCGACGGCGCCATGCAGGCGCTGATCCCGGTGGAAGCGGTGGACGTGGGCAGCGGCTTTAACCTAGCGCCCGGGTATTACGCCGTTTTGCCGGTGCCCATCCCGGGCATCGCCCAGGTAGTCAATGCCGACGGGTGGTTGACCACGCCCGGGGCGGACAAGGAACCCAACGACGAGCTGCGCCTGCGTGTGCGCAACCAGTTCTCGGCGGTCAACCAGTGGCACACCGACGCGGTGTATCGGGCGATGATTTCCGCCTTCCCGGGCGTGCGTCCGGACGGCGTGTACTTCGAACACGGGGCACCACGTGGACCGGGCAGTGCCAATGCCTTCGTGCTGTTCGATGCAGACGTGCCGGCGGCGACGTACCTGGCGCAAATCAATGCGCATATCCGCGACCAGGGCAACCATGGTCACGGCGACGACCTGTTGGTAATGGTCATGCCCGAAACCCTGCACGCCGTGCGCGTGACGCTCTGGCCGCGCTCGATCTTGACCGCCGCCCAACGTCAGACCTTGCTCGAGGGAACCGCACTGTTCATCCGTGCTGCGTTTCGTGAAAGCACGGCCAGCGACTACCAGCCGACGCTGACTTACCCACAGTCGCGGTTTTCCTTCAGTCGCCTGGGCGAAGAGTTGCACCAGCAATTTCCCGGCATCGAGTCGCTGCACTTCGACAACGACGACATCCTTTCTGAATTGAACATTCCCCGGATCCAGAGCCTGGAGGTGCTGCCCCATGATTAAGCTGAGCCTGCGTTTCTGGCTGGGCGGTGCGGAGCTGGAAAAGCTCACGGCCGCCGCCCAGTCCTGGTGGGAAAAGGTCGAGGGTTGGTTGCGCTGGCCACTGCTGCAGCTCGACGCCGATACCTGCCACCTGGTGGTGCTCGATCTACTGGCTTGGCAGCGCGACATCACCCGTTTCAAGGGTGAGCCGGAAAGCCTGTACCGCCTGCGCGTGAAGTTCGCCTTCATCAACGCGGTGGACGCTGGCAGCACCGCCGGCATGAAACGCATCCTGCAGCGCCTCGGCGTCGGTTACGTCGAGATCGAGGAACGCATGCCCGATCGGGACTGGGACGTGGTCCTGCTGCGTTTCTCCGACACCCAACTGTCGCAGAACCCCGAACT